TCTGCCCACTTGGCGTATGTTGTTTTAGATCCTTTGTAGATCTTGTTAAAGGGTGCTTGAAAGACGAAGCGAATATCTAAGTCGGGATTGCTCTTCTTCACTGCTTTCATCTTGCGGCGATCCTCGCTCGTCAGGCGTCCTTTCACTTCGAGATAGACACCATTCGGCAAAAGAAAGTCGGGAATGTAATTGCATTCAAGAACGTATGCGAGTTTGCGTGATTCGTATTCGTATTTAACTTTCAAGCTGGAGAGAAGGTCAGCGACCTTACCCTCCAAGCCTGATCTAAACATCAGTCGTCTAGTTGTTTTTCGATGATCTCTTCAACGATCTCCGATACCGCACGACGCATTTCATATTTGAAGTCGTTGCGATCCGCTTTGTAGCGGGTGACACTGATCTCAGGCAGCTTGACACACAGGGTGCCTTCGTACAAGCCGAGGTCTTCGTTTTTAACGCAATCAAAGGTAACCATCAGAAGTCGTCGTCAGTAGTTTCGTCGTTGGAAGTGATGTTCGGTTCACCAGCTTTGAAGCCAGTAGTCTTACCAAACAGTTCGGCAACATCAGCCTCGCCCATGTCACCAGTGTCAACACCAGCAGAGTTGTTCAGTGCAATCACTTGAACACCTGCCAGTTTGAGGCTGGTGCCGTAGGTTACACCGTCCTTGAGGATGTATGGCTTCTGATAGAATGCCAGATTGACTTTAGACCCACCGTACAGAGGAGTGTCCTCGTCCGTGATCAACGTACCCTCACTGTCAACAACAGGGGGACGAGTTTCGTCATTCCAACTAAACTTGACTTGGTACTTACCTTCAGTTACTTCTTCCCAAGGCTCAGGCTTGAGAGTAGAACGCTTAGGATTCTTCAGTTTTCCTTCAGCCCACTTGAGAACCTCAGTGCGCTCATCTTCTAGCTTGTTAACAGTCTCTTGATCGACGAGAGCTGCAAGCTTGTAGCCGTATTTACCGGGCTTCAGTACAGCTTGGTATCCCTCAAGGATGACAGGCTGTTCGGTCTTGTGGATGGTTCGTGCCATTAACAGAAAAAGTAGGTGGATTCGATAACCGACTCAGGCTCAAGGTCGCCTACAATCGGTGGGTCAGTCTCCGCTCCAATTTGAGAAGCGAAGTCATTCAAGTAATCATGCTCTGCGAACAGGTGCATGTATGTCTCACGCACAAGCGTAGACAATGTGGACATGTCTGTGGCTCTACACAGTACAGAGTCGTGGATCAGTGCAATAGGTGCATCGAACCGCAACGCTGACAAGTGTAGCAGACTGGCGTCCAGGCTGTGGATCAGATTCGGCGCTGTTGCATTCTTGTGATGTAGCAAATCAACCTTGTCTGATTCACCAACAGCAACACGTAGGTTACACGTACCAAGCAGTTGTAGCTCAATACGTTGTATCTCGGGCTTCATCAGCCGTTGTGTAACGACAAACCCCGAGGGTGTAGTCCATGTCAGCTCAGTAGCCCCACCTTTGATGGCTTCAGCTACCTCGCTCTCGATCCATGACATAACAGACATAGGACCAGGAACGACCACATCCATAGCATCCCTAACTGCCTTGACTGTAGATGTGAGATCGTCTTTCTCAATCTCAACACCTTTCTCCTTTAATGCATCACGGATGTAACCGCGATTGCTATAAGGCTTGGCATTATAGGGAACAGTCATCACTACCCGTTTGACCACTTTTCGATCTAGAAAAGGTTGGATAGATGTAGGACAGTTAGGCTTAGCAGTTTCTGCTACGACCTTGTAAGCGTCCTGTGGCTTATCAGACGGAAGAACGTTAACTAGTCGTGCAGTACTTGCGTCCCTGGCTAAACCTGCCAGGATTTGTAGACCACTACATGTAGCGTCTGTAGCTACCATGAGTGAAGTATGTGAACGATCACATGCTATCACACAATGATAGTACTCTTCACACGCTGCAAGAAACTGCCAAGGCTCATCGACACCCTCCCATTCATGAAGGTTACCGATAGGATCCTGCGCGATGATTGTGATAAGTTGATGATTCTCTAGCGTCCATGCAAGTCGTTCAGCCATAGGTGCTTTGTCAAGCCCGTATGTTGTAGCAACTTGGAACGCTAACCAATCACATGCATACTCATCGACATACGCTTCATCATAAAACTTCAACAAAGACTTGCCGAAGTCTGTATCTTGCGGTGTGAGGAATGCAGGAATAGGATAAGCACGACCCCTGTAATCAAACGACCACGGGATGTAGAACTTCTCTCTATCCTTGAACACCTTCACTGCATTCAACGTCATCCTTGTTCTACAAGAACGTTGGAATGCTTGTGCATTGATGTTCATCACCTCCGCTACCTTTCTCCTATAGACTTTACGAGACTCTTTGTTCTCCGCTATGTCTACTGGCTTAGGTGGGCGAGGCAGTTCAATGATAGGGACAAACTTACCAACCTCAATTTGCTTACGTTCTAACTCCTCCGCTACCTCTACGATAAACGGATTGATACGGTAAGCAACCTTCTGAATCTTGTTCAGAAAAGCGATGGGTGTTTCTCCCTGTATAAGTGACGGACCGCCCCTACGCACCATGTCATGACCGCGCAT